GCGCCGCCCTGTTGCTGACCCCAAGCGGGCGCATTGCCTGCCGGTTGCTGCGGTTGGGCTGCGGGTTGCTGCGGCTGGCCCCATGCGGCTGGCTGTTGGGCCGGTTGCTGCGCCGGTTGCTGCGGCTGACCGCCCCAAGCCGGGGCGTTGCCTTGCGGCTGCGCTGCGGGCTGTTGCGCGGGTTGCTGGCCCCATGCCCCGCCGCCTTGCGGTTGCTGCGGCTGTTGGGCGGGCTGTTGCTGGCCGAAGCCGCCTTGGCCTTGGGGTTGCGCAGGGGCCGCGCCTTGGCCCGCTTTGCCGGGTTCGTTGCCGTTAATGTCGAACACCTTTTTAACTTCGGTGTAACCCTTTTGCGCCGCTTCTTCGCCTTTTTGCAAACCAACTTCGACGATAAACGGGATGTTGTGCAATTGCTGCGAATCTTGCACGTTGAAAACGCCAATAACGTGGCAAATCGCGGAAAGCTGGCGATGCGCAATTTCTGCCGTTTGCGGGTTGGAATGGTACAGGTTCAAGCGATAAGCGCCGGTCGTGCCCGTTTGCGGGCCGTCGATAAGCTTCAAGTTAAGTTGAAGATAACCGCCGTCGTTCGCTTTGTTCGCCTTGACTTCCGAAGATTCGATGATGACCGGATGACGGCCAACGGGAAGGCTTCCGCCGCCTTGGGTCGGGTCGTACTGTTGCGCGTTGAACGCTTGGATAAGTTGTGCCATTTGAATTCACCTTTTCGAAAAGTTCCGACAATTAAGGCCGTCGGATTCGCCTATTTAGTTAGAATTGCGCTTTTTAATATCAGAAATAATGCTGTCTGAAATTTCCTTAGCATAGTTTTCTTCATGTTCTTTTATATATTTAGCCAATTCATCCGGCTTCATATTAGACATAGTTGAAAATAAAACAGGTAGTTCGACTCTTTCGATTTGTGAAAGCATTTGATCTGAATTCATTTCAATGACCAAATTACAAATTATTTTTGCATAAGCTTCTTCCAAATCACGCCTTCCTGTAACAATTGCTATCTTAGTTGCGCTTTTTGCAATTTCTTTAGCAACTTCCTCTAACTTTGCCATGTCAATTTCATCAAAACTTTTCATTTGTCATTCTCCCAATTAGCAACTACGCGATAGGCGTTTTTGCTTCCATCCATTTGCGACATTACACAAATTTCTACAATTGCTGTTTGTTTTAACATTGCAATTACAAAGCAGCTTTCATCTGTAAATTTAACAAAATCACCATCTGTCGAAACATCAGTGCATTTATCAATTTGTATCAGGCATTCTTCAAGTTCGATTAAATAACTTCTGCTCATTTTAACTACTCCTTTTAAGTTTTGCAAGCGTTACGACATACATTTTTTAAAGATTGCGTCAAGGTTCGGCGGTTCGATTTCGTTAAGCCGCCCGCTACGGTCGCGCGCCATAATTCCGAACGTCGGCAAACAGCGAAAGCCGACAACGGGTTTCGGCTGGCCGGGAATATTGACTTCGCCAAGGTGCAAAATTTCGTCGTAAAGATGCGGAACCTTAACGTTCAAATCTTGGCCCGGAAAATACGGGCGCTTCGTCGATACGCCGTTTTCGTCTGCCACGGCCTGTTTGCCAATCAAATAAATATGCTTGTTCGGCAAATAGTACAGGGCATTAACGATTTCCATAACACGGCGCGACATTTCGCCATAAGCTTTTCGACCGTCTTTGTTACGGCCTAATTCTTGCGTCAAAATGATTTCGGCAAGTTGCGAAACGGAATCAATGCCGACCGTATCAAAATTCTTTGATTCGTTCGACGTAAAAAGCCATTTAAAGAATTCGTCGATTCTTTCCGGCGTGTAAGCATCCCATGCGGGAATATTCGTCGCGTCGCGCATGGACAACATGCCGGGTTCTACGACGCACAAGACCGGGCGCGGGGCGGTTTTGATGATAGGCGTTTTGCCCATGCCCGGCCCGCCATAAACCAACGCTTTAACGCCGAAGCGTTGCGCCAGTTCCGACGCTGGCTTTAAGTTTTGAATATTCATGCTTCTTTGCCTTCTTCGATTCCACTTTCTGCCGTAGTGTGGGCATCACAAAGCGCAATGATAGGGGCTTTCCATTTACGCCAGAATTTAAGCGCCGCGAAATCCATTGTAACAATCGCCGCATCATCAAAGTTTTTCCATTCTTCAATGGTGAAACGTTGGCAACCAATGCGCAAATATTTATCAGAAATCAGAACAAACCATTTAAGATTATTCAACTGCAACGGCGTTTTGGTAAGCTTTTCCCCGTCAAGGTTAGCGCCGCGAAGGTTAGCGCCGTAAAGGTTAGCGCCGTAAAGGTTAGCGCCGTAAAGGTCAGCGCCGTAAAGGTTAGCGCCGTCAAGGTTAGCGCCGCGAAGGTTAGCGCCGTCAAGGTTAGCGCCGCGAAGGTTAGCGCCGCGAAGGTTAGCGCCGTAAAGGTTAGCGCCGTAAAGGTTAGCGCCGTAAAGGTCAGCGCCGTAAAGGTTAGCGCCGTCAAGGTTAGCGCCGCGAAGGTTAGCGCCGTCAAGGTTAGCGCCGCGAAGGTTAGCGCCGCGAAGGTTAGCGCCGTAAAGGTTAGCGCCGTAAAGGTTAGCGCCGTAAAGGTCAGCGCCGTAAAGGTTAGCGCCGTTTTTTACTGCAACTTGAAGCGTAATTTTCAAGCTGTTTTCTTCGCATTCGTATTCGAAAAGAAGCGACGCATTAAAGCGCGACAAGATAGACAATTTCATTTTAAATTCTCCAAGTTAATTTAACTACGACGAAGCTACTTTAAATAACTTCGTCGTATTTGTCAAGCTTTTACTTCGGCGCTTTTGGCGCGATGATTTCCAGCGTCGGCGCACCTTCCGAAGTAACAATAACTTCGTCGATAATCTTTTTAAACTTTTCGTCAAGCTGTTTATATTCAGTCAAAGAAAGGTCGGGCGTCCATTTAACAAGACGTTCGGCGATAAGTTCGCCAACAGCGCCGCCGACTTTTTCGATTCTTTCAAGCGCCTTGTCAATGGCGCGTTTGTTCAACTTGCCTTCGGCGTCTTTGACAAAACCGTAATTGATTTTCTTAACGGCCTTCGCTTGATAGCCGTTGGCCAATTCGATTCGTTCGGTTCCGCTTGTCTTGTTCGGGTCAAAGGCAAAATCGACAACAGCTTTTCGCTGTTCCATTTCTTTTTCTTTGGCAACTTCCAAAGCCTTTTTGGATTCTTCCCAAGACAACAACAGGCGGTCGCGTTCGGCGATAAATTCGGCTTCCGTGTAGTTCTTCACTTCGCCGGTTTCTTTGTTGGTAATTTGAATCATGATTTCGGTTCCTTTCGTTTAAGCCGCCGCACAATTGCGCCGGTATGGTTGAACTATACGACGGCTTTTCGATGTTGTCAAGCGTTACGACGAAGTTTTTTCGCCTTCTTCCAAAATACGACGTTCGCCGAACAAATCGCGGTTGTTCGCGTCGAACGCGGTAAACTTGTTCGGGTAACGGGCGCGAAGCTTGGCAATGTTGACCCGTTGGGCGTCTTCGAAGGTAAAGTTGCAGGTATGCGCCAAGGCGGCAAGATACCAAAATACGTCGCCGACTTCTTCGCGCATGTTAACTTCGTCGAAAGCTTCGCCTTTGATAATGACTTTTTGCAAAGCTTCCAGCAATTCGCCGGTTTCGGTTGCCGCCCCTATGATTGCATGAATGACGTATTCGCCGTACTTGTCTTCTTCGAACCATGCGGGAAGCGTCAAGCAAGTTTCGGGTTCATGTTGCGAAAGCGGCAAATCTTGTTGCGGCTGGAAATCTTCAGGCAAGGCGCGACCGTAGAACAACGCCTTTTTGATTTTGTCAAGTTTCGTAAGCGCTTCGATTGCTTCGGCAAGTACGGTACGCAATGCGGCAAACGAAACGTCGTCGCCGTGCCAGCTTGGCGACATTGTAACCATTGCTTCGGCGACGTAATCAAACGGCGCGGAAATTTCCGCCTTCAAAGCGTCGGCAAGTACGACAGCGGCGGAAGGGTAGCAACCCCGCAAGCCTTCTTTGCGCGCGGTTGCGGCGATTTCGTGCGCTTCTTGAACAGTGCGGCAAACGCCGTAACCTTGTTCGTTGTTCATAGTGCAAAGCCCCTTGTAAGTGTTCGTCGGCGACCTTGCCGACAGGAACCAACTGTACCGACATTCTTGCACCTAGTCAACAG